AAACTCTTGCTCTTAATTCATCAGCTGGCCACGAGCCGCATTACGCAGGTCGATAGAGCTTTTCTGATTCTCAAACGCTGGAACTCGCACCGCGTGACGGTACTGCTCCACAGTCAAAGGGAATGAACGAGAGGTTAAATCCTCTTCATTACCTTCTAAAGTGCTTGAGCCAGTTGTTGCAGATCCAGTCAGGCTATTAACCAAGGCATAGTGAAGAGTATCGCCCTTCTTCTTAGTTAAATCTTCCTTAACCTGGATCATGTTTTGTTCATCTTTACCGAAGTAAGGCTTGAACACTGATTGATTGATGTATTCGACAAAGAATTTGTCGTCCCACTGCTGGGCCGTTAAGCCAGTGGCCGCTGTTGTATCTGTCATTTTATTTCACCTATTGAATTAAATTATCTAGTGGAGTTGGGCCAGCATAGGTGTTAGCTTTAATGCTTCCTGTGCTTGCCTCGTCGCTTAATGATTGCGGAATAGTTCCAGCCAGCTTTTGCTTGTCTGCCATTTCTGCCTCAATCTTGGCGCGTAATTCTGCCTCGACCTTGGCCCTAATCTCGGATTCCATCTTGTCCACGTCGTCCAACTTCGCCAGCTTTTCAGCCTTGGTGACGATGTCGGCAATTTCATGGAAAGGTGAAACAGAACCCCTAACACGTTGTGCTAGTGTAGGATCGGCTTCCTGCAATTCTTTGAACTTCTCAATCTTGGCGTCTAAATCAGGGAAATCCCGACGAGCCAAGAATTCAGAGATATTCGCCTGAGCGTTTATTTGGGCAGATTGGATCTGGCCCTGAATCGCTTGGGTGAATGCCTCCTGGTTCTCAAAGACATCTGGCATCTCTTGTTTGCTTTGAAGCTTTTGTTCAGCTTCTTGGCGCTTCTTCCGCTCCGCAACAGTTGCGGCTTGCAATCCATCTATTTGCTTTTTCAATTCCTCAAGCGATGGCGACTCGCTTGCAGTTGGCGTTTCTTGCTCGGAAGCTACAGCCGCGCCTTCTGGTGTTTCTTCGCCCTTCGTTTCTGCCTGCTCAGTTTCTTCCGTGGTTTCGGGTGTTTCTTGGGTTTCCGTTGCCTCGGCCTTTTCTTCGCTGGTTTCTCCGTCTAGGATTGAGTCGATGTCTTGCATTGGTGCTTCCTCCACGCCCGATAATCTGCGGCGACCAGATTTAACGCCCGTTCAGCGGCGACCTGTTGCGGATTTACCCGCACACAAAAAAACCAGCACAAGGCTGGCTCAAATGATTCTTAAATAAGGGTTATACGTTTACGTTTGGCCTGACATCAGGGAACGCAGCAACTACCTGAGTCTCTAACTGTATCTGCTGTGTTTCAGCGGCTATTTTCTGCGTTGACGCCATGTCTTTGGCAGATTGTGAGCGCAGTCGCTCAATCTCAGCCTGAGCCTGCTCCATAGCTGTCTGCTCTATTTCCTGCTGCTTCTGTGCCATAGCTGCCGCCTGCTCAGGATCACCCTGAGAAGCCGCTAGAATCGCTCTCTTATCCCGTAAGCTAGACGCCTTAATGATTGACTCCCAAGGAATACCTTGAGGATTAGCACTGTAAAGCTGGACGAGTTGCTCGAATTGCTGACTCTGAATGTTTGCCGCGTCTGCTGTCTCATCAATGATAATATCAACATCAAGTTCAGCCACATCGTTTTGTGTGTCTACCGGAGCGCCCATATCAGGACGTGCCGCTATAACCTGCTCAATATCATCTTGAAACTCTTTCTTAATCTGATCTAATGGCATGCCGCTTGCATCCATGATCATTTGCTCGGCCTGTGAAACCTTGGCATTTAGGCCAACCCACTTCAGAGACTCTTCGTCATCAGTGACGCGTATCCACTTCTCCTCTTTCCAGAATTGGCGGATTCGATTCCAAACAGCACGATAAATGTCACGCTTCCACATTCGGTGAGAGTCAAAGAATGGCCCCATTTCCATTAGGCCGCCACGCTCTCGACGCTCTAAAGCATATCCGCTTGTGTCGCCTTCCTGCTTACCCTGGAGCGCTGGATTTGCACCCATGCCATCAATCTCAGCCAATGCAGATTGATATAGCTGGAACTGGCCATTCGCCATATCCCCATTGGGCACAAACTCAAAGCGCTGATTAGCATTAACAACAACATGGCCATCCGCCTTTGCCAGCTCCTTCTTCATCGCGCTTACATCATCAACGGCGCCCTGCTCTCCCAATGTTTGCCGCTGGGAAAGCAAGAACAAGAACTTAGACCTTCGGGCGTTCACTTCTCGCTGAGGATCAATATAAACACGCGCCGCGCCAATCGGATTCCCGTCCCTATCTAGCTTGGCAGAGCGAACCACTAAAGGACACTCTGGCAAACCATCTTCATCTAAGTAGGGAGAAACAATAGGGCCAGCTAAAAACGCACCCTTGCAGAAAATAGCCTGATTCCATTGGCCCTTGTCGATGTAGTACATCTGGACAACCATAACGCGCTTGCGCTTGGCGTCATACCACATTGTTTCCGGCTTATCTTCATAAGTATCATCTGACAGATTAGCAGCCATTCCAGCATCAATCTGATCAGCTGATTTAGGCCATTTTTGCTTGACCTCTTCCATGTCCATCCAGATAACAAAGCCTAGATAGCGGCAATCCCTGTAATCCTTGCGGCGGCGGTGCGGATCAAAGAAGAATCGATCCCATTTCACCTGCTTAACCGTTACATCTATCTGGTCGCCTTTCTGCTTCGCCTCGACAATGCCAATCTCAATCCCTTCAACAAATCCAGACTCCGCGCATTCTGAGCTAACATCGTCGAAATTCTGGCTATCAGCCACATATCGAAGGGCATCAGTAGCAGCATTTGCCGCCTCTTCATGCTTAATCGTGCGAGACAATGCAACAGGATCAGCCCTAAGCTGCCTCTCCATGCCCAGCATCCAATCAATCTTTCCGGCCACCTTGTTTACGGTTACAGGCGTTTGACCTCTGCGGGTTAGCTCTTCGGTTTCTTCTGGCGTCCATTGCTTGCCATCGTAAAAGTCACGGTCACGCTCGGCTAGCTGACGGTATCCTCTCGTTGTATCTGCGGATTGCTCAAAATACTGAATAAGCTTTTCCATCGATGTAGAGTTTTCCTTCATAGCACCCATGTACTATTACCGCCTTTATCAAATGCGTTAGCCCATCGATCTTTAGGCTTTTGGTTTTGTTTCTTCATCTTTTCACGCCCCAAGCTTGCGCCAATCAATGGCTGCAATGCGTACCGAATGGCATCTATATAGTGATTGTTGGCGTCTTCAGGCTTTCTGAGAATGTCGCCAGCGTTGTTTATCTTGTATGAGTACAATCGGCACTCCCTAGCCGTTTCTACGCATCGAGGATGTACCACAATCTCTCTGTAGCCCCTTAGATGGGCTATTCCATCTTCCACGCTGCCCGCCCACTTCTCGACGCCTATACAGCGAGGCATTCCATTACGCTGCAAGAAGCTAATCGACTCTGGCCTAGCAGAATCGGCCCTAACAGTGTGCTTTTCTATTTCCGGTATTCGATCAGCCAAATAAGCAAGCGTATCATCAATGTCTAAACCTCTACGCCCTGCTTCATATTCGATATACAGCCTATCTTCATGGCACCAAGCCCGAACGCCTGCTGTTGGATCTTGAGAAAAGCCAAAGTCTAGCCCGTAATAAGGGCCGTCCCATGTTTCTCCTGGCTCAAATTCATCAACTCGCCAGCGCCCTGCAAATATCTGAGCATCCGTGACGGTTAAGCACTCGCCCTCCCAGATATGCTGATACAAAAGCGCGTCCCGCTTCATATCGTTTAAGCGTTCTTCGTTTAACGTGTCAGGAAACCAAGGGTTATCACGCCAGTTAAGCTGAACAATTACCGAATTGCTTGGCGGCTGATCAATGAATCGGCGCTTAGTTGATGACTCTTCGTTTTCAGGGTTCCATGTGACCCATATTTCAGAGCCGTCTTCTCGAACCGTAGGGATTAGCTTAATCCATGCCTTATCGCTTACCGGATCAGCTTCATCAACCCATGCAATTAGTATCTTGGCCTTAGACTTCAGGCTGTCCAGATTGTGACGAAGGCCAGAAAAGACGTACTTTATACGGCCATCCTTTGACCGAATGTACTTCTCGCCAGTCTCGTAATAATCAGCCAGCCACGGAACCGACCGTATAGCCTCTTTGACTTCCTCCATAGAGGATTCGTCAAGGCTATTCATAAACTCACGGGCGCAAAGAATGACGCCAGAGCCGCCATTGCTACCTATCTGGTACCCAAACACAGCGCTCATAAGCGCAAATGTGCGAGTCTTACCGCTTCCCCTGCCGCCATGTGCCCCCCGATACCTTACCGACCCATAAGCGGGCGCAAATACAGGTATTAGCTTTGGGGGTAACTCAATCTGTGCTGCTGTCATGCTGCGAAACAGCAAACCATAACGTGGAAACAAATACCTTTACATTAGCCAAAATCGTAATACTCACCACAAAAGCGTACATTGTTAATCATTACTCTCTCCTTTAGGCGCTACCAGCTCAATGCGTGTAGGCGACATACTGCCATCAGTGCTGCTGTGGTCTGTTTTCTGCTCTACCTTGTCGGCCCAGCCAAAACGGTTTTTCATGTTGAAAATCCACGCCGTAGCGTTGAATCCATCAATGCCGCCCAGAACAGCCGTTCTGCCTGTACGATTCCACCAAGCGCTAGACGCCCTGTCACCCTCTCTTACAGCCTCTTTAAATTCTTCATGCTGATCCTGCCAGTTAAGAAACGTCTGATAGCAAACGCCCAGCCCACCATCCTCGATGTTGTAGCACACCTCCTCTTTTGACCATCCCTTAGCCATTAGCTGGACAACTGTCTCACAGTATTCCGCTTTGTACTTAGTAGGACGGCCAGCCATTACACAGCCACCACATTAAACAGTATGTTGAATATCTGATCTTCACTATCAGGCTTTTGGCCGTTGATAGACTCAACGTGATACACCAAACTGCCATCCACAGGACTAGCGTAAAGCGTGTATTTTGTTCTAGGCTCTACGCAATCAAGATACACCGGAGTCTGACCAATCTTGCTCTTAGTGGCCTGTGATATGTGCAAATTCTCAAGCGCAATAGGGTTTTTAAGCCCATCAGCTTCAACAACCATATGGTTGTCATGGATTGTTATATCTATTGGCTTGCTCATGCGTCAATGTCCCTCACTAGCTCACCAGAAAAACGCCCACTAACCTGAGTATCGTTTGTATCTGTATCCGCAGTGAACCACAAAATAGATTTCTCAGAAATAGGAAACGGAACAGGCGGGTTTACATCAGTACCATTAGACCTTCGAGTGTCCAGCTTGCCCCTATACACCTCTTGCTCTGCTGTGTTTATGTCGCTGTAAACAATTCCCTTGAATACGATCTCAGGATTACCGCCGCCAGAAGTCTTTAGCGCCACAAGGCGAACCCACTCAGCCAAGAACTGGTGATTTCTTGGAACATAGAAAACCATCTGCTGCGTACTGCCATCACCCACAGGCATTTCTGCCATTGTGTACCCAGACGATGTAGCTGTAATAGTGATTGTCCCAGCGTTTGTGCCGCCGCTGCCAGCCTTAAATATAGATACTCGGTTAATGCCTATCCATTGTGTCGTAGTAGTGACGGTTGTTGTGCCATCCATCTCGACAACTTCCACCTGCTGATCCCAATTCTCATCAACACCAGTTACAACTATTCGCTGTACACCAGTTCCAACAAGATCATCATTAACAGACGAAGAAACAATGTCTATTGTCTCTCCTGAAGTTATATACTGGAACGTGCCGCCAAACGAAGCAATGACCTCTGGCGAGGCAGAGTCAACATTGTTGTTATAACCAAACTTATTCCAAGTTGTCATTCCCTGTCTGCGACCCAGTGCAACCTCTGTATGGAAGTCGCTTGGCCTGACACTAATAGAGTCATAATCCTGACTCATTGTAGCGTCAATCGGGATGTTCAGGTTTGCTGGGACGTCTGATATATAAGCATTTAGTCTAAATACGGTTGTTGCAGATCCGCTGTTGTTCGTTACTACAATGCGAACATACGGCCTAGCATTAACAAAAATATGGGGCGGCTCTATTTGGCTTGTTCTGTAGTACCGCGGTATCTGTGAGTCAGCATTAACGCCATCCGGCGAATACTGGATGCTAATATCTAGGTTTTGATCAGCCTTAATCGCAAGAATAAGCGCCGATCCAACAACCACCTCCTGCCAGTCACCAGTAAACGTGCCACCATCAGATATATTGGCAGTGCTCGAATTGCCTGATAGCTCTTTGCCTTTGCCTATGTGGCTAATTTGGTTAGGAATATCACTCATGCCTGATAGTCCTTCGCATTATCTGCGTCATAATCCCTTGTTGTAACCTGGAAAATGACCTCTTTGGTCTCAGTAGTGCCGGTTAGCTTAACCTTGACATCATAAGTACAGCCATCCGACCCGCTTGATAGAATCGCAGTTACCACATTGCCGCTCACACCTGAGCTATTCACCGTTAAGCCATCGTCAGCCGTTACAGTAAGTGTGCTGGCCGTATCTGAGCCAAAGAACAGCGTATAATCAATCTGAACAGACAATACGTCTGCTACTGACTTCTCCACACCAGTCCGGCTTATTCGGCCTTTTGAGTTGACTACGATTTGACGCATTAGCGAATCTTGGTTATATGAACTTTGATACTTGGGCTGGTTGCGCCTGACAAGTTAGCGCGAATGTTTGCACCACTTGGAACCTCAACATTGATAGCGCCATCAGCGGTTAGGCTGGTTGTACCCAATGCAATCCATGTCCCGTCATAGCTTTTCTTTTGCGGTGTCACAGTGCCAGAACCAAATGTACCTTCCGCCTCAATCTGATAAACAGTGCCATCACATCGCACTGCGCCGCTTGCACCATCCGCCGTAATTTCTGTGTAATTGCTCATTTTGCCCTCTGCCTTTTTACGGCTTCCAAAAATATGCGCAAAATCATGCGCTTTAAGTGTTTAACGCTGCTCAATGCGTAAAGTGTTGCGGCTTATGCAACGGTTGTTAAGTGTCCCCCTGTTACGCATTGTTAAGAGGCGTGGGGGCTTTGTTTAAACCTGCTTAATCTATAAGTTAACAATCACTTACGATTACTAACTTATAAGTTAATCTTCTTCCTCAATGAACAGCCACATCTTGTACTGATCTATCAGCATGTTGACATCGGCTTCTGATAGGTTCTCTGTGTACGCGTCTTTAACGTAGCCATCCTTTCCATAGCCCATGACCAGAACTGACTCGAAGCAGCCCTTGCAGCTCTCTAGTACGGTGTCAGGATCATTCTCAGGTCTTAGCGGGATAGGCTTGGCTTTTGGTACCAGTTTGGGCTTCTGCTTCTTTGGTCGCTTTGCCATAACCACCCCACTGCATTACATTTGCATTACCAACTAAGAAAAATAAGCCGCCAATGCAGTAAACGCGCCAATAATGGCGACAACGCCAAATATCAATTCTTTAGCACCAATAGCTATGCCGCTTGTCTTGGCATCATTTATGCTTAGTTGCTCTATCTTTATCGCCATGCTGGTTACAGCGGTTTCAATCTTGGTCGTTGATGATTCGATGTTATCTATCTTGTTACCCAATAAATCGGCTTTACCCTGCAACCTTTCCAGCTTTACCGCTTGAACCTTGCGATCTTCATCACACTGGTCATGCTTATTCCACAGCTCAGTATTATTGCGCTCTAGTACGTCGAGCCTTGCCGCTATTGCCTCGCTCATCCTTAATCACCCACACACAATAGGACACGCATAACGATACAAGGAGTACACAGCAAGCGAGACATAGACCAAAGCACAGAAGGATAGCCAGCGCGCATTCACTTACACCCCGCCGCATATTCTAGCTCTGTAACGTATTTAAGCATCTTGATCATATCCGATTCGCTTACTAGGTACCCGTTCGGCGTCTCCACTATTGAGAGTGCCGGAAGGGCCGGACACATCATAGTCTCTTGGTGATCCGTCTTCCCTGGTAATAGACTGCAACCAGCCACGTTTAGCCAAATTAGCAGTAGCATCACTCTCAATTTGATCATGTTCGGCCTGCCTCTCTGCCTGTTTCTTCTTGCGCTTTGACTCACTGATAAAGGTTGCCAATATGTCAATCAGCACCGATATAGAGCGCAAGAACTTAAACATTACTTGCTCTTAGCGTTGCCAATGTTAAGCGCCAAAAGATTTAGCACCTTGCGAACCTTAGCAACTACCGAATCATCCGCGGTAGTTGGGGTTAGCGCTGTAATTGCAGCAGCAGCCGTTACTACAGCCGTAATTGCTCCAATAATGCTTTCCCAGTTAGCCGTTACATATGCGATTACTTCACCCATGATTCACCTCTCAGTCGTTCCACCATGCCGAAACATCGAACACAGGGCACTCTTTCGCCCCATCTAAATCACGATGACCTACTACTCTGGCGTGTGGATATTTTCGCGTTAAATCTATGATCTTGGCCTCTAGGGCCGCTAATTGCTGGCGTGTGAAGTTAAAACCGCCCTTGCCGCCAACCAAGCAAAGACCAATAGTTCTGGAGTTGTTCCCCCTAACGTGGGCACCGGATACCGACTCATCACGGCCTTTCTCGCATCCGCCATCACGTCTAATTACCCAATGGTATCCAATATCAGACCATCCGTTACCGTTTACATGCCAATCCCGTATGGTGTCAACACCAACATCCATAGAGGCAGGAGTGTCAGCGCAATGTATGACAATTGCGTCAATATCGCGCATAACACACCTCACAAATAAAAAAGGCCACCCGAAGATGGCCAACACACAAGGAATAGGTGCCCCCAAAAGTGGGGGCTTGGCGCCATATCGGGGGAGATGGGGGGCGCCAAAAAAACACCCCAAGCAACATGCTCAGGGCTAGGAGAGTCAAAATTATTCAGACTATCAAAAATATACTAAACTTTCGGGCATTTAGCAAGCGCTAAAATCATCTTTATTACTAGCTTAATTGCTTCAATATGTGCCGCTCTGCAATGTTCCACCAATCCCTAACCTCGCCCCTCACAACGTCACAGCGCCTCTCCCATGTACGCCTCCAGGTTGTGTCATCTATCCCGCAAATAGCAGCGCTAAAGCTAACCTTGGGCTTCTTGCGGCCCGTTCCTGCGCATACCTGACACTCTACCGTTGCGTTTCCAGCCTCATCAGCTACCAGACCCGTTCCTGAGCATGTCCGGCAGTGATTCGGATACAATATATCATCAACTGCTATCTTCCCCATACCCCTCAGTATCGGCTTGCCCTTCTGTGGCTTCCATCCATACTTCACAGCCAGCGAGACTGCAAGCATGTACGCTTCTCTGTACAAGTCATCATGTACAGCCTGCTGGGGCACAACCGCCCTAATGAGCAGCTCCGGCCCTCTATCAAGCCCTGCCAGCGCTCCCATTAGCTCATCCATGCTGATTTCTGGAATGCCACCCGCAACATGGCCAATATCCAAACCCTTACCGCCTATACGTGCTAATGCCTCGACGCGCATACATCACCCCTTTAGCCAAAGAATAAAAGCCAAAATTGCAAGAACAATTACCACCTCGCTCAACCTAATCAGAATTTCGTCATCATCTTCACTCATCGACTATCCCCATCATCTTGTTATGGGTGTCGCGATAGAGCTGGCAGGCTTTTGCTGTTGCCCACGCCTTGCGTGCTGCTATATGTGTCTTGCCATTTGTATGCGCTTTATTAATTGAACGGACTTCCATGCCATCATCATCAACGACAGTAATGTAAATCCACTCAGGCGCGCTATCATAATCCCTAATAGGCGCATCTATCTCTACGCCATTGAAGGTTATTTTAGGTGTGGCTATTCGGCATAAAGCATTACTCAAAAACCTTGGTTCCTCTTCCTCGCTAGAAGTCCATCTGGCGTGGTAAGGCATCTTAAATTCAATGACAGCGCCTTTACCGTAAGCGATAATTTCATCAATGTGGCCACGACAAAACCCCATCACATTGCTAACCATTTCCATCTGCTCATCACTCATCCCGCCTATGATCTTTGCTTGTTCTCTCTTCATTGGTGTTACCCCGCTTTAAATGAGGCGCAAATAACGCCTCGCTCTATATTTGTTTCACCCAGATACTTGACTGAAATTTTGTCAATGTCGGAACTGCCCGGCCATGTCCTACTGTTCCCGTAAACGTACTCGTTTCCCCTGTTAGGGCCGCCAGAATATGTGCCCATCCATACACCATTTTTAACATGAGTTACGGAATTAGAAGGATGGATGCTCCGCGCATCTTTTTCTGACTTTGCAGAAACGACCACAGAATCATAAGTATCATATCCGCGAACAATGTCTTGGCTTAATAAAAACAGCTTCATACCTACCCCCATACCCATAGAAGAAATAATATCTCAGTGCCCATTGTTTGATAAAATAAGGTCTGACTGATTGGTGGTGGCATCAGTCCTTCGACGTCCAACCTCACAACATGGCAAGCGTAATGGCACGTAACGATAAGGCTCAACAACGTAAAGAATATCTGTCCGTGTATTTCCATTGTTAATCTCTCCACTCGCAATCAATAAGCTGCTTTTCGTCGCAATCTTCGCTGAAGTCAGCCAAAGCAACAGGAAGGTTTATTTTCTGCGACATCTTCCGCACCTCATCCGTAAAATTACGATGGCACGACTCATTAGCACACGCAGCCTTGCAGAATGTCATATCTCTATAGCAGATCATAATCACTCACCTGTTTTGATTATTAACTACCCAATCATTCTTTTCCATTGCGCTAGCTGCACAACCATGAAAAACGCCTCGCTGAAATTGCACTATATCCTGCGCTTTGTACGCTCGATCACATACATTGCAATTATCGTCATGGTATTTATTCAGCATGACCATGAGTTCTTTTTCTGCATCCTCCAAATAACCTATGTATTTATACATAATCTGTATCTGGTTTTTCATAGACTCAATTTCATATTCTTGCGAGTCCATTTTCTTTTCTAAATTATCAATATATTCCATAGCATTTTTCCCATCTGGTGAAATTGGTTGTATCCTCATTAGTGCTCATGATTCACTCCCTCGTTTTGATTACTGCGTATTTGGTTACATGCTGCCAATCGATCATGTCGGCCCCATCACACTCTTTATATCCTTTAACATCAACCACTACCACAAACTCATAATTACCAACAGGACACTTACCACCATCATGCTTTATCCACGGCCCTACACTTGGGCCATCTTGACGGGGACGGCATTGTTCCCATCCGCATTTGCCTTCCCGAAACGGGTAAGGCGCATGATCCCAAATATCTTTTAGCATGGTGAGAACCCAGTCCCCACCGCTATCCCTAACCTCTACTAAATGCCCTATATAGGACTCATCAATAGTAGGCTTTTCAGCTTCGGCTTCGAGCTTGGCAATCTCTGCTTGCATTTCTTTTATTTTGTCGTTTAGCTTTTTGATTTGTTCGTTTAAGTCAGTCATCTTACTCTCCCGTTCATAGGCGCGTATGCGCCTAAATAAAGTGTTATATTTCTCGCTTAAACTTCTTTAGCCACCAGAACCAAAAACCTTTATTGGTTACATCGTGCAGCGACCAAGCAAACAATGCGCACTCAAACGCTTTTACAATAAACAAACAAAACGCTAACAGTAACCCAAAATATAACAACTCGTTCAACATCGCTCGTTCCTCGCTCGGACGCTATCGCGCCGGTTAACTAAATGGTTATCCCACCTTGATTACTGCGTATTTAACTATGCAATCCCATCGGTACTCATTAGCCGAATCGCAAGATTTGGTTCCATCGTTACAAACCACCACCACAAACTCATAATTACCAACAGGACACTTACCACCATCATGCTTTATCCACCGGCCTCCGCTTATACCATCTTGACGGGGACGGCATTGTTCCCATCCGCATATGCATCCCCGAAACGGGCAAGGCTCATCATCCCAAATATCTCTTAGTACGGTGATAACCCAATCTTGATTATCAGAATCCCTAACCTCTACTACATGCCCTATATAAGACTTATCAATAACATGCGGCTTATCCTCAGATAGCTCGCTAAGACGCTCCTTTAAGCGGCTTATAGATTTACTTACGGATTCCTCAAACAAGGCAATTGATTCTTCTTGCTGCTTAATCAACGCCTTGATTGCATCTACTGCGTCATCTTTTGAACAACTCATTTGTCATCTCCCGTTTTGGTCTTCTTGAAATTCAAATCCCGTCTGCTTCTTTTCTTGTGATCATTACTATCCGCAGCGTCATAGCCTGATACACCAGCATCCACCACCCGATAGCTTTTACCCGCCGCTATGTGTGACTTTACCTGTGCTGATAGTTGCTGCGATTTTGCTTTGTGTGCTGTGCTTATTGTGTGCATTGTTATCTCCTTTTTATAATTTCCACTGGCCATTGATTACATTGATATGGCTGCGCTTGCCGTTCCCGTAAACCACTACATGAGAATGAAGCCAGCTAGATGGGCCTGTGTTGTATTCCATATCCAGAAGCGAGCTAGTCCCAGCCTGATAACAGCCCCCGACAATTCTAGGCGTATGGGAATGACCAATAATAGTCTTTACACCAATCTTGTCAAATGCGTTTGCATTGCCTCTGGCCCCGTTTGGCCCCTTGTCTCCATGCTCAGACATTTCAATACCATGAACCTGCAAGGATTCTTTTCTGCCAACAAATCTCGCTTTCTTTTTCATGATCTTTTTGGCAGCCAACTCAAACGGATCAGGGATGTAATCTTTATCCTGAATCACCCCCAGCATTTCCGCCTTCAACTCATGATAGATTCTGGCATTTACAATATCCATGCCGTTATGATGATTCTCAAGCCATCTATACAGATGCTCATCGTGATTCGAGCATACAATAAACAAATCAGCTTTAGCCGCAAGCTTATCAAGAACATCGCATGTGTATCTTATCTCTTCAATTACCTTGTCTTTCCCTGATTGATGAAGCCTAAATCGCGTGAAGAAATCATTATGATGGCCCGCAGACTGAAAGTCTAAAACATCATGACACACTATGCGCCTAGGCTTCAGCGTATCAATAATATCCATAACAGCCGCCAAGTTATCAGGATCGTGCCGCGCCGCGTGAAGGTCGCCAAGCACAAGCGCCGAAGGTCTGGGCGCTTTCTTTGTGGCTTTATTGGGGATATATCTTGTATTTAAGTCGATAAAAGAACCGTCAGATTGAGCGTTTATAAACCTAAAATGAAAGGAATCGCCAGCCTCAACAATGACAGCGCCAAGAACATGATGAAACTCGCCCTTTTTCCCCGCCTTACTGTCAGAATAATTCGACGCCGTAATTGAGCCGGTGGTCATAAGGATTTTCGGCAACTCCTGTCCTGGAGTTGGAATTGTCTCCATCGCTACCTTCGTGTGCCCAAATATGCCGCACTTGTTGCCAGTTATTGTATGAAGGCCGGATAATGGATTAACCGCCGTGGGCTGCGTCTTAATATCACCCATAAGCATAACGCCAGGAATGATCTCCTTTCTTTCCCCTGATATATATTTCCGGATGCGCTTATCCCATTCGTCCTTTGGATCTTCTTTTTCTGTTGTAGGGTTTCTGTATCGGATGGGTATAATTATTAATTCTGCATTGTTTTGGGCGCAATAGGATTCAAGCGCCGACAAAAAGCCCGAATGTGGGGCGGTCATGTTCTGGGCGCAAGTAATCACATATCTGTCTGATTTTTTAATATCACCCTTGATGATCTCTTGTTGCTCAAACCCTGCCGCTACCTTTTTAGACAATTCCTCCAGCCTTCCCCTAATGTTACGCTCGTTTACATTTTCAGCCTTGCCCGCCTTTTCTGGTGATCCGTACTTTAGAACAAGATCAACCGCCCTTTGCTGGGCAGGTGTGGCAAGCTCCTTAAATAGCGGGTTTGCAAAGTCGTACCTGTCAGTCCATTTTTTGTTAGTGCCCATAAGTTTCCCCTTTGTTATTCTTTTGATTCTTGCAGGTCTTCCGGCATTCTCGGAATCGCTACAGATTCAGGCGGTATTGCTGGTACATGCTGATCAGGTGCAGGAACATCAATCTCTGCCTTGTAAACCTTCATGCCTATTCGTCTAGCCTCCGCAATCTCTCCTGCTGTGCCCTCCGAAAACTCATACCCTGGCAACAGGCAAACGGCATCACATCTACTCATAAGATCTAGCGTCCCATTTAAAAAGACCTGATCATCTACCCAAGGACAATACTCCTCGAATCTTGCTGTATTTAGAATTGGGCTAACCGGAAACCATCCCTTTTCAAGCAACAAAACAGCCGTAAGCTTCGCCTGCTCTATGTGCAAATCCCTCCGCGCTTTTGTTTTTGCTCGATATGGCCCTGCTATGTAGATCAGTTTCATAGGTTACCCCTTTAGATAGCTTTTTATTGTGTCTATTGCTGCATCACCGCCAATACACAAGGCAGTCATATATCCTTGCTTTGCTAGATACTCAAGCCAGTCAAGTTGGTTCGCCGTAGGCTTACCGCCCTTTGCTTTAAGCTCGATATAAAGCCCTGCAAAGCCCTGTGACTGAATTGGCAGGCACATATCAGGGACACCGCTTCTTACGCCCTCAGCCTTTAGCTTTTTGGCGACTGCAATATGCCTGTGTCCGCCATTCGGAATTGCATATAACCGACCTTTGTGGGACGGATACTGCAAGTCAAACCACTTGACCACTTTTACTTGTTCTTTGTGCTCTAAGTCTTTCATCTGTGATAGTCCCCGATTGCGGCTATAGCGTCCATGTCCGGCATATCTTCAAAACTAAAACGCCCAGCCTTGGCCTCGTTGAATGCAGCAATGTATACCAAGCTAAAAGCAGCCTTCTCAAACTCTTTGCGCGTCATATCTCCAACGTCTAAATTGGACATATCGCCATGTACTCCGCCTTTACCCTGATGGCATTCATAACAAAGTGGTATAACCCAGTCCTGTCCAATCCATACCTTGTTATGCTTTGCGCTAGATCCTACGCAATGATGCAGGGCAACTTCCTTTGCTCCGCACCCACAGCATGGCTGCTGTCCTAACCAGCTATGCCATCGCTTCTGTCTTGCGGTTGCAGACCTGCCGCCTTTCATTCCAGCAGCTCCGCGTTTTCGTATATGTTGCCCATGACCACTAGGTATTTATCTGCTTCATCCAGAGATTCGCCGACATGCTCCCCGAAAGTCTTAGCATCATCAACATTGTGAATATAAACCCCGTAGCAATTCGGAGACACTTCGTTGTCGATGCACAAATGATTATATGCTCCATGAGCAACTACATAGCGTGTATCATTCATGTGGCCATAAACAATATCCCCCTCGTAGATTTCCTTTCCGTTCTTATCTTTGAGGCCGGTGTATTGCCGCCATGTTTCTGGCTTAAATTCCGCATTCTTGCCAACGAAACCAACAGCCAAATCGCCCAAAGAGAAAGTGTGCCAGTGGTCTTTAGTATCCATTACTTGAAACTTAATCTCTCTCATCACCCGTTCTCCCGTTGTAATTTTGCATACTCGCCTTTGCTTTCTAAAACCAAGCCATCATTGGCCGCTTTAGCTTGCAGCCAAGTCAGGAATAAAAACATTTCTCCCTTCTTCCACTTCCGGCTTGATGTGTAATCTTTCTTTTTCTGCTCTGGATTAAATGGATTTACCACTTCATGAATTAGCCAATCCCATCCGTTCTCGTTGTAGGCGCTCTTTTTGGCTATGCGCTTCATGCCCTCTAGCTCGCCCTCGCTAATCTCTTTCTTGTGTCGTGTTAGCAAATGGGCAGCGTACTCAGTACACCATACATGCAATAATGAATTCTGGTCTAGTGACCTATCCCTACCTATTCGCCATGTAAATGTGACATATCCATGCTCTTTAAATAGAGCCGCAGCGTGCTTATGAAAAGCAGCTAACGATGTCAGCGAATTTACTACCCAAAATTCACTCATATCAGCTCACAACTATTGATTCTTGTTTGTACGCGTATTCCCAGCCAGCCAACCACTCAGCTTTCTTTAGAGGTTCGCCTGAGCTGTACCGGCAATCATCACGGCCCATGCCGTCTGAAAAAGCCATCATGCCTTCCCTGAACTCGTTAGAATAAGACCCGATCATATCAACCCCCTCGCCATGTCTCTGTAACCCGCCAGCCAAGCACAACGGCGGTTAAGCTGTCCAGCACCAAATGGGCACGACTCTTCAGGCTTATTTGCCTTATGTGCCTCCTGGCCCATCTTTAAAGCTTCTTTGAATTCTTTTTGACTATTCATGATGTGCCCCACTGATCTGCCATAGCCTTGGCTATACCTGAATACGTTATGCTTCTGAGCTTTCCTCTATCAGCGCTGGGCGGCATTCTGTGAATTCGGTTATCTCTGCCATCCACTATGTCTGTAGGCTTGAGCGGGGGCAGACCTTTAAGCCACAAGCAGGTTGACTTTGTTTCGCCATGCCCAAATTGCCAAGGTTGAACAATCTGATCAGGTTTCCGCCACCGACTGGACATAATGCAAACAGGATTTTCAATGGCCACTCGCGGAATATGAGCCGACTCTTTTACCAGCTTCATAAAAAACGACACGCTGGCATATTGTCGCCCATCCATTTTCTTTTCCGCAAAGTGACGGGCACCCGATACTGACAAATCAGTGCATGGCGGGTGGAATATAGCCAAATCCCACGGATAATCGATCACATCGAAAATATCACCCTGATAGTGAGGGCCACCCGCATCACTTTCCTGAATGTCACAGCTCAATACCTCATGGCCAAGCCTGGCGAAGGCGTCACGTACAGAGCCGGAACACTCACAACCTATTAATACTTTCATTATTCATCTCCCTTGCTATTTTTATACACAAAAAAACAAGCCCTGTAAATTATTTTTATTTATATTCTGATTTTGCTATATCTCTGACTTGCATATACTCGCCAAACCATGCCGCTCTAACAAAGTTAGTAGACCCATGACGGTTCTTTTTTACCCCAAGCTCAATAATCCCTTTGTGTGGGCTGTCATCGTTATAAACCTCATCCCGATAAAGCGTGATAATCTGATCCGCTTCTTTCTCAATCTCTGAGCTGTCAGAAATATCAGCCATCTGGGGCCGCTTGTCAGGCCTTGTTTCGACATTTCGGGAAACCTGGGCTAATGCTATTACCGGAATGTCAAGCTCTCTAGCGAGCGATTTAAGCCCCTTTACTACCTCGCCAACCTGCTCATGCTTGGGCGTCTTGTTGTTTGTCGGGGCTATTCGCTGAATGTAATCAACAAACAGGGCTTTGATGCCGTGGTCATGCTTCCACTTCCTGCCCTGCCGCTGTATTTCTGTTATATCGGGCCTTGGATCATCGTTTATGTATATATTATTTTCTGTGATAATCCTTGATCCGGCCTTGCCTAGATTATCCCAATCCATTTGGGTTAGATTCGCCTGCCTCATTCGCTGAACGGGTATATTGCCCTCCTTCGCCAGTATGCGCTCGCCCATCTGATGCGCCCCTTGCTCACTTGAGATAATGCCAACCTTCGCCTTTGTCCCCAGCGCAAAATTAAGCATCACCGCAGTCTTGCCCATTGCCGGACGCCCAGCCACAACCACAAGATCAGAATCATGGAACCCGCCAAGGTATCCATCAAGGTCAATCAATCCCGTAGATAGAGCCTTTATCTCGCCGTTCTTCTTTGCCTCAAGGTTGGCCACTGTCTCGCCTATCATCTGGCGAGTATCTTTGCTGTAATTCTTCTGGGTAGTGTTTAGGGCCATCAGCTCGCTTATTATCCTGTCAATGCTTGAATCATCCTTCCCTAGCTGCTGTATGCCATCAGCATATATTTCGGCAGCCTTGGCTCTAAGTGAGTGCCGCTTTAGCGCTTGTTCGTACCCTTTCCAGTTTGCGGCACTGGGAGTGTTTCTGGTCATTTCCGAAAGATAGGCCACCCATTCATAACCCCTAGATGATAAGTCATTATGGACAGTAATCAGGTCTACTGGCTCATTACGATTGTGAACAGCAAGTATTGACTCCCATACAATCCTGTTTTTCTGATTCAGGAAGTCTAGCGGTGTCAATTCTGACTCTGTCAGCCATTCCCCATTGATCAAGGCTGCCCCACAGAGTGCCTGCTCCGACTCCAAAGCCTTCTCTCTGAAATTCATGGCTTGTACTCCTTCAGCGCTGGCGTACCACCAGCGCTTGTTAGCTCGGCTTTGTATTCATGGTATTTCTTCGGATTAAACAATGTGGACGGTCTAAGCCATACCTTTGTTTTTTCTTCCATCGCCCATTGCTGGCACTTCAAGTCAATCACTCTCTTCATATCATCAACGCTGGCCTGTGTTTTAGGGTTTGCCATCAATGAAATCATGTGATCTAAATTCGAGTCTACATTCTCGAACTTTTTACCCGTCTTTTGATTTAGATAAGACAGGACAATTTTGGCCTCTTCTCTTCTCTTCTCTCTCTCTTCTCTTCTCTTCTCTAGGCTAGCATTGCGCTCCGGTTCTGCTAGCAGGTTGCTAGCATCTTGCACCACAACAAAAAAACCCTTTTCTATCAGCGGCTTAATAGCTTTCTCGATTTCCTTTGCTGTAGACCGTAGCCGGAAAGCCAGCATATCCCAATCGCAGTCAATTAGCCCATCTTTGCACTCACTTGCTAGCAGCCAAAGCATAGGCGCTAGCGCTCTGCTAGCAACCGGCAAGCAATGAAAATCAAAGTCATCTAGCAGGGACTTGTGGAGCTTTATCCATGCGGGCGATCTGTCTTTGTAATGCTGGAAGTCGCCCCAATTCTTAGGCTTTATTGTCGCCATCTTCCCCCCTTATCGCCGCTTTCAAGTGCTTAAAGTAAGTATTAGCCGTTTGGTTAGGTCTGCTAGTCTTGCCCTGCTCAAGCCGCTTTGCAGCGGCATGGCATAGCTTCCAGTGGTTATTCATAGTTCCCCCCTTATTCAAAAAGATCATATTGCGAGGCTTTGGCGTTTTTTAGATTCCTGATAGCCAAATCAAAATAAGACTTTTTCAGCTCTGCGCCTATGAATTTTCGGCCCATCTTCAAAGACATATAACCCTCAGACCCAATCCCCATGAATGGCGACCATACTATATCGCATTCATTGCTCCACAATTGCAAACATCGCTGGATAACATCTAATTGCAATGGGCAAATATGGCGCTCATCATCTGAATCTCTACCCTCTCTGAAATTCAGGGTATCTGTTTGGTTTATATCGTCCCAGACCGGCGATGCGTAACGCTGCCAAACGTCTATACTTGTATTATGGTTTCCATCAACAACCGTCCATGCATCTCGCCCATCATCCCATTGGTGCCGCTTGAAGCCAGGAGCGGGATTGCTGCC